GGAGTTGATGAAGAAACATCAACATTAGAAGCTGTTTTCTCAACTGAAGATGAGGACAGGCACGGAGATATTGTCAGACAGAATTGGGATCTAAAACAATTCAAGAAAAATCCTGTCATTCTAAATAGCCATAATTATTGGAGTGCTACTGATGTTATCGGTAAGGCCGAGAAGATTGGTATTAAGAACGGACAGCTTGAAGGTAAGATTAAGTTTGCAGTAGAAGAAAATCCTATCGCAAAGATTATCTTTGACCTTTATAAAGGTGGTTTCCTAAATGCCTTTTCAGTAGGTTTCATTCCAAAGGAGTTTTCAGATAAAGGAGAAATACTTAAGTCAGAATTGTTAGAGATTAGTGCAGTTTCCGTTCCTGCCAATGCTTATGCCCTTGCCAAGAGTGCAGGTATAGACATTAAACCTCTTTTTAAGGGCATTACAGATGTTTTGGAAGGAGAAGAACTTGAAGACGAGGAAATAGACGAGGAGGAGGAAGAAGAAGCTCCTGAAGAAGAAATAGAGGCAAAGAAGGAAGAAGAACAGAAAGAAGCAAAACCCGAAGAAGATGAGGAAGAAACTCCTGAAGAAATAGAACAGGCAAAGGAAGATGCCGAGAAGGACATTAAGGAAGAAGAAGAAAAGGAGGAGGAAAAAATAGAGACCTGTCCTTTAGAGGGTTGTGATGCTGAAAAGCAAGTTAAAGAAAAGTTAGATACAATGTTAAAGTTAGTAAGAGACACTGGCGAGATATTAAAGGCCGAAACACTTCAAGAAGGAGTCCGAGCCGGTGTAAATAGATTGCTTAACAAAGCAATCAGAGAACAGGTTAGAATAATTAAGAATAATAAATAAACAACAATGAAAGTTAAAAGAAAAATCATTGAGAACGGAGTTGAAAAGGAAATTGAGGTAGAATTATCTCAATCAGAAGAAGTCCTTTTGAACGAAACAAAGGCCATGGTCCTTGAGGCCTCAAAGCAAGTTGCAACTGATGCAATCGGTGCTATCAAGGAGGAAATGAGTAAGAAGTTCAAAGAGTTCTGCGAAGAACAGGCAGTTGCTATGAAAGCAGGTGCAGGTATCTATTCTGCCGAGGCCAAGAAAGACAGAAAGGCCATGAATGACAGATTTAGAAAAGGTATCACTGCTGTATTGAACGGAGATGTGGAAGCTCTAAAGACAATCTTCCAAAAGGAAATGACAACTGATGACACTGGCACTCCTTATGCAGGTTATACAGTTGACTCTGAATTGGATGCAGAAATCAGATTGCTACAAGGCCAATATGGTGTTGCAAGAAGAAACATGGAATTGTTAACTCTTTCTAAACACTCATACAAGGCAAACGAATTGGCAACTGATCTAACTGTTGCTTGGATTGGAGAAGGTAGCTCAATGTTATCTACACAATGGATAACCGGACAGAACGAGCTTTCACTTGAGAAGTTGTATGCCATTATCACTTTCACAAACGAGTTGCTTGAAGATACTGAAATTGATTTGTTCAGATTTGCTTCAGAAAGAGTTGCTGAAGGAATGGCTTACAAAGAAGATTTGGCTTTCTTTAGAGGAGACGGATCTGCTACATACGGTTCATTCACTGGTTTGTTAGCAAGTGCAACAGTCAATGCAGAAACAATGGCTGGAACTACATTTGCTTCATTAACAGCCGATGACTTGATTGATATGGTAGATGCTACTCCGATTGGTGCTTTGGGTGGTGCAAAGTTCTATATGCACAGAAGTATTATGAGTATTGTTAGAAAGTTGAAAACAGCTACTACCAATGACTACATCTACCAGAGACCAAGTGAAAGTGGCCCTGCTACAATTTGGGGATATCCTGTTGAACTTGTAGAAGCTATGCCTACAATTTCTGACTCTGCTGATGACACTGCCTTCATTATCTTCGGAGATTTGAAGAAGGGTTGCATCTTCGGTCAGAAAGGTGGATTGAGAGTAGAAAAGTTTGATGCTGGTACAATTAGAAATGTTGCTAACAACGCAGATATTAACCTAATTACAACTGACAGACAGGCAGTTAGGTTCGTTGAAAGAGTTGGGTACATGCAATCTATTACCGGTTTCAGAATACCTATCACAGTCCTATCAACAAACACAGCTTCAGCTTAAGTTTAAGGGCTTATCGGGGAGGTCAGAAATGGCCTCTCTAAATAAACTCTTATGAATAGATACACATACAAAAATAAAATAACCGGAGCAAAGATTTATACTAACTGCAAGGTTGAAGGAGAGCAATGGGAGTTAGTTTCAGAGATTAAAGACGGAATGATGAAGTCCGAAGATAAAAACGTAATTCAAAAAAATGACAGATAAAGAATATACCAATCAGCAAAAAGTTGAGGATTTTCTTAAGAAGACAGTAGATTATTCTTTAACCGATTATATATTATCCGTGCAGGAATATATTGAAGGATATACTGGGAGGATTTTTAGTGCTTGTGCTACTGCTTCAGCAAGATTGTTTGACGGAATGGGAAAGCAAGAACTATTGATTGATGACTGCATTTCAATTACGAAGGTAGAAGTAGGAAACGATCAGTACGGAAATACTTTTACAGAAGTATTAAGTACCGGAACGGACAGATACATACCATTACCAAACAACTATTCTTCTTTGAAAGTTCCGATTAGCAAGATACTTTTAACTCAAAAGATATTTGACTTCGGAATACAGAACGCAAAGATTACAGCGAAGTGGGGTTATAGCGAAGAACCTCCGGCAGATATTATGTATGTTGCAACAGTATTAGTGGCCGGAATGTTTAATGCGAAGAATGCAGTCAACGGATTGAATAGCGAAACGATAGGAAGCTATTCTGTGAGCTACAACAATCAAGAACAGCTAAATGCCTTTAATAAAGCGATATCAATGTTGCAAAGATATAAAAAACACTACCTATGATTGAAGATAGATACAACAAAACAGTAAGTACACAAAGATTGGCAGATATTGCCACTACAAAGAAAGAACAGTATGCTACTTACCTTTCTTCAGTAGATTGCCTCATACAGCCCTTTATGGCCTCTTACGGAGAGGATTTAGACGGAAGTACCGGCAAGGACTACAATATGTTTTGTGAGGTAGTGGACATTAAGGAAGGAGACAAAGTTATAGACGGAAGCGATCAGTACACAGTAGTAGGAATTAGCACTTATGCAGACGGAGAAGGAAATCATCACATGGAAGTACAGATAAGAAAATATAAAGAATGAACATAAATGTTAAAATTGATTTAAGCCAATTAGATAGGGCAGTAAAGACCGAGCCATTGATAGCTTTGCAGGAAATCAATAATGCCATTAAGAAATCAGCATTGAGAATACAGTCATTGTCGCAGAAGTCAGCACCGGTTAACACTGGAGCATTAAGACAGAGCATACAGAGCAGATTTGAGCCATTAAAGGGAATTGTAGAAGCTATGGCAAAGTATGCGATATATGTCCACGAAGGAACGAGGCCACACGATATATTTCCTAAAAATAAAATGGCTTTAGCAAATGTAAGGAAAGGACAATTCTTCGGTAAGCACGTCAAACATCCGGGAACGAGACCAAATCCTTTTATGAGAAAGTCAGTTGACGAAGCGATGCAGTGGATAAACAAATACTTCAGCGATGCAGTAGATAACATAATCAAGAGAATATAATGGCAAGACAGACATACGACAATTTAAGAGGGGTATTGCAAACAAAACTACAAGCATTGGTTGATGCAGGATCTCCGGCCAAAACTATTTTGCATGAGGTTAGAGATTATACCGGTGGAACTTTTGAAGGATATCCGTCAGCAGTTATCAGAATATCAGGAGGCGAAGGAGATTTTGCAGATACAAGCCGAAATCAAAGAGAGTTTATTTTCAACATAGACCTTTATCAGGAAAATAAGGAAGGAGGAAAAGACAATGACGATGCTACCGATGCCATGGTATTAGCGATAGACAAGATAATTGAGATGTTTGATAAAGATGTTGATTTAGGAGGAGAGTGTTTGTTCGTAAGGATTGTACCGGTATTACTGGATACAACAGTCAGGTCAGGAGTATATTTATTCGCAACTTTTGAAGCACATATAGTTGACTTCGTAGATAATCATTAAAAATAAAAACATGAAATACAAAAACATTTCAAAAGAGGACCTATACATACCAAACATAGG